ACCGTCGACAGCTGGAACAACATCGACAAGTACCTGGAGGTTGAGAATGCCTTCTTCATCTTCGACGAGCAACGGGTTGTTGGATCTGGGGCCTGGGCTCAAAGCTTCATCAAGATCGCCAAGCGTAACCGATGGATTCTCCTCAGCGCTACGCCGGGCGACACATGGCTCGACTACATTCCTGTGTTCGTTGCCAATGGCTTCTACAAGAATCGGACTGCGTTTAAGCGCGAACATGTTGTCTATAACACTTTCGCGAAGTTCCCGAAGGTAGACCACTACATCGGTGTGGGCAAGCTGGTTAAGTACCGCAACCAGCTGCTGGTGGACATGCCGTATGAGCGTCACACAGTCCGCCACGAAGAGTACGTACGCGTCGCACACGACGAAGAGCTGATGGACAAGGCGGTGACAAAGCGATGGCATGTCTACGAGGAACGCCCCATCAGGGACGTAGCGGAACTCTTCATTGTGATGAGGAGGATTGCAAACTCAGACGCATCGAGGCTCGAGGCTGTTCGCTCTACGTTAGCGAAGCACCCCCGGCTCATTGTGTTCTACAACTTCGACTACGAGCTGGAGATCCTCCGGACTCTGAGTGACGTGCCGGCGTGGGAAGACGAGGTAGATGTGGCCGAATGGAACGGCCATAAGCACGAGGAACTGCCCACATCGGACAAGTGGGTGTACCTAGTTCAGTACACGGCCGGCTCTGAAGGGTGGAATTGCATCACTACGGACTCCACTTTGTTCTACAGTTTGACCTATTCGTACAAGGCTTTCCACCAGTCGAAGGGGCGTACGGACAGGTTGAACACGCCATTTGTCGATCTTTGGTACAAAATCCTGGTTTCGACCAGTGCAATCGACAAGGCAATTCTGCGCAGTTTGAAGCAGAAGCGAAGCTTCAATGAGAGAGAACTTTCACTCTGAACATAGTATTAAGTGAGATTTCACGCTCAGAAGGACCTTCCGGACGGAAAAGTTGCCAAGAAACTACATCACATTCAATATCACACGTTAAAGTTGTTACTATAGTAATAAGTTAGGAATTTCTGAATAGTTTTCACGAGAAATCTTGGCAACTTCTCCACGAGACATCACGAGAGGACGATGATGGATCGAGTATGGCAGGAACTTGAGGAGTTCCCGAACTATGGCGTGAGCAATCACGGCGAGTTCTCGAACCTTCGAACCGGAGGCGAGGTACGTCCATCTCGCACCCAGCAAGGACACGCGAAAGTCTCGTTGTACCTGGATGGCCGACTTCTCACGAGATCGGCCGCCCTGTTGGTGGCACACGCATTCCTCGAGCAGCCCTTCGAGTACTGGGACACGCCCATACACCTCGACGGCGACTTGATGAACTGTGCAGCCTGGAACCTGATGTGGAGGCCGCGTTGGTTTGCCATCAAGTACCACAAGCAGTTCTACAACGAGAACTTCCACAATGACACCGTCCGTCGCGTTGAACTGGAGACGGGCGAGACCTACGAGACAGGAAAGGAGGCCTGCATTGCAAATGGTCTGTACTACTTCGACATCGTGAAGTCCTGCATTGAGGAGACATTCGTCCCCTTGACACACCAAGAGTTTCGTGTGGCTTAAGTGGCACATGGTAACGGAACGCGCGCAACACATGGCATATAATAGAAGGGGTAGGATTAAGCATCCAACAAACCTTCTCATTTTTGCTGAAGGGAGTTGCGATGGCGCGCGTGAAGCAAACCAAGCTTGAGCGGGACTACCAGGTGGGTGTGCTTGACCAAGTCAGGCTCATTCTCCCCGGCTGCATCATCCTCAAAAACGACTCTGGTTACCAGCAGGGAATCCCTGACTGGTCGATCTTGTGGTTTGGCTTTTGGGCCTTCCTCGAGATCAAGCGAGACGCGTACGCGGATGAGCAGCCTAATCAGGGCTATTTCGTAGAGTTGGCAGACGAGATGTGTTTCGGTGCCTTCATCTACCCTGAGAATGAAGAGGAAGTACTTCATGCGCTTTTTGCCGCATCCAGAACTAGAGGGGCGTCACGCGTTCCTCGCTCCCAGCAAACCGCATTGGGTCAACTATTCCGAAGAGAAGATCGAGCGGATGTACACGTCCTCACAGGCGGCCGCTCGCGGGGATCGACGGCATCAGTTGGCTCGTGACCTCATCCGGGAGCGGGAACGTCTCCCAGACGAGCAGAAGACCCTGAACATGTACGTCAACGACGCGATCGGCTACCGGATGACTCCGGAAGTTCCTCTCGTCGCCACACAGTTCGCATTCGGGACCGCAGACACGATCGCCTTTCGTGAGCTGTGCCTTCGGATCAGCGACCTGAAGACGGGCTCACACCCGGTGAAGATCACGCAGCTCGAGATCTACGCTGCCTACTTCTGCATCGAGTACGAGTTCCGTCCCTGGGACATCCAGATGATCCTCTCGATCTATCAGAACAACAGCGTGCAGATCTACGAGGCCGACCCGGATGTCATCTTCCACCACATGGAAAAGGCCATCTTCTTTAGCAAGAAGCTGGCCGAGCTGCGACAGGAGGAGGACGCATGGTGAACATCCAAGAGGGTGACTACCTGGCGCACTACGGAATCCTCCGCAAGTCGGGGCGATACCCGTGGGGTTCAGGAAGCACTGAGTCGAAGCGCAGCCAGTCGTTCTTCGACCACATCGCTGAGCTCAAGGCGAAGGGTTTCACCGAGTCCCAGATCGCGGAAGCGTTCTCTACACCGGAGCACCCCTTCACCACGACCGACCTTCGCATCGCCAACTCGATTGCGAAGAACCAGAAGAAGGCCGCCGACATCGCCATGGCTACTCGTCTTCGTGACGACAAGGGGCTGTCGAACGTCGCTATCGGTAAGAGGATGGGCATCAACGAGTCCTCCGTCCGTAGTCTTCTGGCACCCGGTCAGAAGGAGAAGACCGACATTCTGCTCGCCACCTCGAACATGCTTCGTGACGAGGTTGCTAAGAAGAGTGTCATCGACATCGGTAAGGGTGTTGAGAACCAGCTCGGCGTGTCTAAGGAGAAGCTCGCTACGGCGGTGTCGATCCTGAAGGCTGAGGGCTACCCGGTCCACACTGTACAGGTGGACCAGCAGGGAACCCGAAACAAGACGGCGATCAAGGTTCTGGCTAAGCCGGGCACGACGTACCGGGACATCGTCCAGGACACGTCTGTGATCCAGCAGATCCAGCAGCACTCTGAGGATGGTGGTCGATCGTTCTTCGGTCTGCTGCCGCCCAAGTCGATCTCTTCGAAGCGAGTCGAGGTTGTCTGGGCTGAGGATGGTGGCTCCAAGCTGGACGGTGTCATGTACATCCGTCCTGGCAAGGATGACATCTCTCTCGGTGGTGCACGGTACGCCCAGGTTCGTGTCATGGTTGATGGCACGCACTATCTCAAGGGTATGGCCATGTACAAGGACGACCTGCCGGCAGGTGTTGACATCCAGTTCAACACCAACAAGTCGCGGTCTTCGGACAAGCTCGCAGCGATGAAGCCGGTCAAGCGCGACCTTCTGGGTGACGTCGATGTGGACAACCCCTTCGGCGCCGTGGTCAAGCAGATCGGCAAGGAAGACGCAGAAGGGCATGTGGTCGAGCTCACTTCGGCCATGAACCTGGTCAACAAGGAAGGAGACTGGGATCGGTGGAGGAACAGCATCTCCACACAGGTACTGTCTAAGCAGGCGCCTTCTCTGGCGAAGAACCAGCTTGACATGACCTACGATCGCAGTAAGTCGGAGTTCGACGAGATCATGTCTCTGACAAACCCGACTGTTCGGAGGAAGTTGCTCGAGGACTTCGCTGACAGTTCCGATGCTTCGTCGGTACACCTCAAGGCGGCGTCCCTTCCCAGGCAGCGTTCTCAGGTCATCCTTCCGTTCAACGAGCTCAAGGACACCGAGGTCTATGCCCCGAACTTCAGGAATGGAGAACGGGTCGCACTCATTCGGTACCCTCATGGTGGAACTTTCGAGATCCCCGAGCTGATCGTCAACAACCGCCAGCCTGCAGTGAAGAAGCTGTTGGGTGACGCGACCGATGCGATCGGCATCAACAGTGAGGTTGCCAACCGTCTCTCTGGTGCGGACTTCGATGGTGACAGTGTTCTTGTCATCCCGAACCCCATCGGAAACCCGAAGCTGAAGTCTTCCCCCGCACTCGAGGGCCTGAGGAACTTTGATCCTCAGCGTGACTACAAGCTCCCGGATGACGCGCCTCTCATGAGTGCCAAGACCAAGGGCATGCAGATGGGTCTGGTGTCTAACCTCATCACTGACATGACCATTCAGAAGGCACCACAGGACGAGATCGCTCGTGCTGTGAAGCACTCGATGGTGGTCATCGATGCAGAGAAGCACCACCTGGACTACAAGCGTTCTGCTCAAGAGCATGGCATTCCCGCTCTCATGGAGAAGTACCAGGGTCGCAAGCAGGGTGGTTCGTCCACCTTGATCTCTCGAGCGACCTCTCCGCAGAACGTGAACAAGAGGATCCCTCGACCCATGTCTGAGGGTGGTCCTGTTGACCCCGTTACTGGGAAGCGCATGTGGAAGTACACAGGCGAGTCCTATGTAGATGGCAATGGCCGTACCATCATGAAGACTCAGAAGAGTGTGAAGCTCGCTGAGACTGACGATGCGTACAGCTTGATCCCCAAGGATCGCCCCATCACGCCGATCGAGAAGGTCTATGCAGACCACTCGAACAGGATGAAGACCCTGGCCAACCAGGCTAGGCGTGAGGCAGTCAACACTCCTGGAATCAAGTATGACCCTTCAGCTGCCAAGGTCTACAAGCCCCACGTCGATCGACTGACGTCTGCGCTGCGGATTGCTGAAGCAAATGCTCCAAGAGAAAGACAGGCCCAGGTACTCGCCGGCATGATCGTTCGAGACAAGGTAGCGGCAGCCCCGGATGTTGACAGCATCCAGCTGAAGCGCATCAAGTCTCAGGCTTTGGACGAAGCTCGACGAAGGACCGGTGCCAAGAAGTCCCTCATCAACATTACAGACGATGAGTGGGCCGCCATTCAAGCCGGTGCTGTTAGTAACACCCGCTTGAAGAAGATCCTTGACAATGCTGATCCCAAGAGAGTACGAGAGCTGGCTACTCCCCGTACTCCCAAGCTCATGAGTGCAAGCAAGAAGAGCAGGGCTAAGCAGATGGCCAACAGTGGGTACACCCAGGCCGAGATCGCTGATGCACTTGGTGTCTCACTGACAACACTGAAGGAGGGATTGAAGGGTGGCTAGTCATCTGTTGACCACGGTCGACAACCCTTGGAACCCTGCTACTCAGTGGAGTGAGTGGTTCAACTGGGATGTGGATCATGGATACCACACCCTCGCCCTCCTGGGCAGGGTCGTGATCACATCAAACGAATTGTCTGAGGCTGACGAGGCACTAGCCATCGAGGAAGCAATGAATGAGATCGTTCGAGAGAACGCTTCAGGAATGCATCGCTTGGTGGACGAAGTGACTGGACTTCCTCAGTAATTCTGATAGGGGGAGGGGGGTGTCGCAAAAGATACCCCCCTTCTCCATCGCCGCTGTCCTGAAAAAAGCCCCGGGGGGATTTTCTGACAAACAATTCTACCCCGGGGAAGATCCTAGGAGGGTCTAATGCTCACAGTCTACTTCATTCTTCTTCTGCTGGCCGGCGTCTGCTTCGGTCTGGCCGCTGGGCGCGTTGCGCTCGGCAAGGTGGACCCGCTCGCGCTGGGTCTTCTGTTCTGGCTCCTGGTTCCGTTCCTTCAGGTGCTCCAGAGACTGTAGGCGAAGTCCTACAGAAGTCCAAGATACTTAGGAGGAAGTCCACATGACCGAAACACTTCTGCTGAAGATGCAGCACAGTTCTCTCCAGTTCTCTGACACCCCGGCTCAGCAGGCCTCAGATGTCGAGAAGCTGTTCGTGGAAGGCGAGGACTTCCCCATCAAGACCGGCACGGAGGCCGGTAACGACGGCCCCGGCGGCAACACCAACCGCGAGCTGCTCGTCGAAGCGGCCAAGGACTACAAGCACAAGATCAACTTCGCCGGCGACGCTTGGGTTGCGGTCGATGACCGCATCATCCTGCCGCGGTCGCTCACTCGCGACGACGTGTTCCTGGTCAGCAACGACCACATGGTCGGCCACGGCACCGATCGCATCATGCCGACTCTGGAGTTCCAGCACGTGGAGCTCGGTGGAGACACCGTCAGCGTCGGCTCCGTGCATTACCCCACCAAGGGTGCCGTACCTGGCTCGCCGAACTACCAGATGAACGTCGAGATCGCCGGCCTGCTCGAGCGGTGGCTTCGCGACGTTGCTCGAGGCAAGAACCTCGGCTTCATCAACGGCGACTTCAACATGCCCGACCGCACCACCGACTGGGCGCTTGGTCACGACTTCCTGTCGATGGCCGACGAGCTCAAGGCGTGGGAGAACAGCGGTCACGGACCCATCGACGGCTTCTGCTCCTTCAACCTGGACGGCCGCGTCTCCGCCAAGCGCTTCTCGGTGCTTGACGACAAGGAGATGCACCTGTACTCGGATCACTACGTGTGCCGAGGCGTCTGGGAGATCGTGAAGCGGAAGTCCTAGACCCGAGAGGAGGTAGTCGTGGCGTCCAAGCGGACAAACCCGGACACTCCGGGAGCAAAGCGAGCCCGTAGGGCGCCAGCGACTACACCTGAAGCTCAGGAACAGAGGATGGTTGATCTGACCGTCGCTCTTGCTGAGCAACAGATCATCGAAGGGTCTGTTTCGAGCCAGGTCATGACGCACTTCCTCAAGCTGGGCTCGCCACGTGAGAAACTGGAGCGGGAACGACTCGCTGCAGAGAACGAGCTACTCAAGAAGAAGGTCGAAGCACTTGAATCGGCCCGCAACGTGGAGGATCTGATGAAGGAGGCCTTGTCGGCCTTCCGAAGCTACTCGCCTACCACAGACTCGCCGATCGACGGTTGAGTCATGGCAGAGGAACGCTGTTACTCAGAACTTCAGCACTACGCAACCTTCGAAGAGCGGTTTCGTTATTTGAAGTTGTTCGGCCGCGTCGGAGACATCACCTTCGGCGCGGACCGAGACCTCAATCAACTCTTCTACGGCTCGTACGAGTGGAAACAGGTTCGTCGGTTCGTAATCCTTCGGGATGAGAGCTGCGATCTTGGGATTCCTGGATACGAGATCCACTCGGGGCTGCACATTCATCATCTGCAGCCCATCACAGTCGAGGATGTCAAGAATCGCGAACCGTGGATCCTTGATCCCGAGTTTCTCATCACAACGACCCATCAGACCCACATGGCCATTCACTACGGCGACGAAAGGCAACTTCCCCGGCTTTTCGTCGAGCGTACCCCTGGCGATACGGATCCCTGGTGAGGAAAGGAACCCCATGTCCATCTC